GATGTAATACCATTTTTTGCTAAAGATACCATAGCTTTTTTAGTCATATCACTACCACTTCCTTGTATAAGTTTATTTAATGCTTTATATGTAAAAGCTCTTCTTATTCCTGGTCCGTATTCTCTTCTGGCATCCTCGTAAGACATAGGTTTATGAATACCAAAGGCAGCTGGTTCCCATAAAGGAAACCTGCAACGTCTTCCAAGCAGTGTTCTTACAACTCCTGTATCTGATGCTTTTTTAGAAACAGATGTTGCCAGTTGTCTTACAAAAGGAACTCTGCTGTGGTATTGCTCAAATAATTCTTCTGCCTCTACTTTATTGAGATTTAATTCATCCATTAGCTTTCCTTTTCCCATACCATAAAATAATCCTAGATTAATTGTTTTAGCGGTAGATCTGGGTATGTTAGCCATTTTTGCTACAAGATTATGAAAGTCTGTTTCTTTTCTATAATTTTCTACGAACTCTTCAACCCCGTCTAGTCCGGACAAGGAAGCATAATGAACCACGAGCCGTGGTTCTTGTTGATTGTAATCAAAACTAACCCATTTACAGCCTTCTTCCGGTATAAATAAACTCCTGATCCGTGGTCCAATATCCTTGTTCCTTGCAGGAACCTGCTGTAGATTAGGGTTCGCGTAGCTCATTCTACCGGTTACTGTTCCACCCATATCGGATCTTAGCTGATGAATCTCAGCGTGTATGCGTCCTTTGTGATTATGTTTTAATATTGTATCAATGAATGTGGTATGTGCTTTATTAGTCTCTCTGCATTCTACAATAAGCTGGGCAAAAGGATGGGGATGATGATGTAAAAAATTCTTTGTGAAACTTGGCTTACCAGTAGGTGTTCTATTATATTCTATCTTTAGTTTATCAAATGCTTTCGCCACGGATGCTGCTGCCCATATCTCTACATCTAATCCAGAGGCTAGTTTTATTTTTTGCTGTATCATTTTTTCTTTTTCTTTTAATTCTTCTTTTAAACTTTCCGCTCCTTCTACATTTACTCTTACTCCTTTCCATCTCATATCTATTAACAGCTTTTGTAATTCGGTTTCTAAATCAAAGATAGACCATAGATCCTGCCTGTTCATTTCTATCTGCATATGTTGCCATAATTTAAACGTTAGGCGTGCGTCCTGTTCTGCGTAAGCACCAACATATTGTGAGGGTAATCTCCACATGTCCGCTTTATGATCTAGCCCCCATTCTTCTGCAACTTCTCGGAGCAGTCTCTCGTCTTTCCTTTCATCCATAAAATCTCTGCTTAATGAATCTAGTGTGTAACTGTATCTGTTTTCATCTACAAGTGGTGCTGCAATCATTGTATCGTAGATTGTTCCTTTCACATTGATTCCCCACCAACGAAGCCAACCTACATCGTAAGGTGCGTTGTGAAATACTTTATCTATATTAGGATTTTCCAGAATTTCTTTAGCCCATTTCTTAACAACATTTTCACTTAAATTATATCCGCCGCCATGACCAAAAGGAAAATACCAAGATTTTTCTCCATGTGCCATTGATATTCCAACAATGTTACCATCTCCTCTAGCCCAGCCCGGTCCCATTTTCATAAGATTAGGGTCTCTGGTTTCTAAATCTACGGCTATAAGTTCTGCTTCTTTTAAATTAGGAAATCGCTCTGGTGGCATCCATTCAGATGGAGGCTTGTATAGGAAATTATTTTTTCGTTTCATTGAGCTGCCCTGCATGAGGAAGGTTGTTAGCAATGTCGTTCATATGTTTTTCTTCCTCTAAAAAATCTTTCTCAATTTCTGCGTAATGAATTATTTTATCTAAATCTTCAATTTTTTTTTGTGTGTCTGTTGTGTTACTAGCTATACGCATAATATATTTAATCATTACTCCAAATATAAACTCAAGTTTATTTTCTCTAATAAACCTAACAGGTTGTTTCTTCCATACTTTATAATGTTTACCTCCTATTTGTTTATTCAAGGGATTATTCAATTGTCCTCCAGCATCTGTCCTGCCATGAACAATATTTACATTCAAAGTGTAGTTTATTAGTTGTAAATCTAGGCATATATTTATGTTCTTCTGTCTTCTTTACTATTTCTTCTGCTTTAGTTACTAGGGATTCAGCGTGTTCTTTATTGTATATTATTTCTTCATGATGCATATCCCCAGTTTCTTTATTTATACCTGTTAGTATAGCGGGGTTCTTTTTTATATCAAGCATGTGCATATAGATTTGAACTTGTGAATAATATTGTGAGTGGGAACTTTGCACACCACATTGTTGAAAGTAAGAATATTTTTTATTGTTCATACTTTTACATTCCCAAATTCTTGGATACTTTATATCAGTAGGACCATCCTTTAATATTCCGTCTATGTGTCCTTTTACTTTATCATCAACAGCTGTGAATCCTATTTGTTTTCCGTCTTTATCTTCTGTCTTTAATTTAAAACCTGCTTTTATAAACCATTCTATCGCGGCATCTTCATACTTATCTCCTAGTCTAAATATACGAAGTATTTTACCATCTAAATGTCTTCCTTTATCTGGACTAACATTCTTCCACATATATTGTATCTGTCTTCCACAAGCCCTTCCAAGAAGACTAGCCCCTAGATACTTTCTTGCTGGTTCTTTTTTATTAACTGTAACCATACCTTTGTCTATGGCTTTGTTTATTTTATCTGATACTGTTGTCATACTTCATTACCCCAACAATCCCAACCATCTATTTTTTCTCTAGCAAATAATTCTATTCTAGGAAGGTCTCCACTACAATTAACAATTAAATCTCTAACCATAACTGGTTTTTGACTATGTAATCTTGGATTTATTTCTTTAAACATATTCCTAGTAATTTTATTTAAACACAACATTTTACCTTTAACACCAAAAATAATGTGTTCGGTACAGCTTCTAAAATAATAACCCATACCCATTTCAGGCGTTCCATCTTTATAAGTTTTAATCCAAGTAATTAATGTTTTATAATCAAAACCCCAAGCCTTACAAATTTTTAAACCCTCTCTAATAAAAGGATTGGTTACCCATAAATATAAATGTGCTTTATCATTCACAATGTTTTTAACAGGAAGATTTTTAATATCTTCTGTGGTCATTGTGGGATAGGTATGTTCATTACTGCCATTACCCCAATTTTCCTTATATTGCCAAGCTGGATCAGCATAAATAATATTGTATTTTTTATTTGGAAAAGGAATCATATAGGAAACCCCCTTGTTGTTTGAGGTGATATTATATGTAGAGCATCTTTTGCTCTAGTAGCACCTACATACATAACACGTGTTTGGTCATCTGAATTCTTGTAGAAATGTTCTTCTGCCTCTCTGGACATATCCGTGAACAAGACAACATTGTCACACTCCGAGCCTTTAGCACCGTGAACCGTGCTCAGTTTTACCTTAGGTTTAGATAGTCTTGCACCACGTCTCAGTGCTGCTTGGATATAGACTCGTAGTTTCGGGGTTATTTTATCCAGTGCTTTATACCATTCATCCTCTCTCATTAATCCATAATCCTTCCTTAATTGTTTTATATTATATTCTTTTTTTTCTTTTGCGTGTCTTAAATTTTTATATCCGTGTTTAACACCTATATTAACATTCATTAGTTTATAAATGTTTAATATGTCATTATACTCCAGTGTTTTTCCTTTGCGTAAATTCTCCCAGTTTCTTACAGCATCTAATATGTATTGTGCAACACTAGCCCTGTTTCTTCTCTCAAAGAATACACCTTTTTCTTTTAAGTCGTCTTCAATGTTATCTAATATGTAATTAGTAGTTGCAAGTATGAGCCAGTTTCCTTCTGACATATCTATAATAGGGTATCTATGTCTATGCAAAGAGCCCTCATAATCTCTTGGTAGGTATTCTTTTTTTCTTCTTGACCGTATTCTATTTACTATTTTCATAGATAAAGGATGTATACTTTTAGGAACCCTGTATGATTGTTTTAATATGTGAACCTCTCCTTTCATCTTTATAAAGAACTCCACATCCGCACCAGCCCATCTAAATATAGCTTGGTCATCATCACCTGCGATGTAGGTTTCTTTTGCGTTTCTGGATAGTTTTTCTACTGCCTGCCATTGTAGGACACTTAAATCTTGTGCCTCATCTATAAACAAATAATCCAGTGATGGTGCTTGGGCTTTTTCTACAAACATAGAAAGCATATCAGTATAGTCGTATAAAGTGTTGATTTTCTTGAATTTTTCATAACTCCTGTTCATCCAGTCTAGTTTAATCCATGCTATGTTTTTAGCATTTCTAGCCCATTGTTCCTTTAAAGGAATTATCTTGGCTCTTGCAATATTTATATGTGTTAAAAATTCATTAGATGTAGAAAA